AACAAACGAAACTATCATGGAACAGTTCGAGACCCTCTATAAGAATCATCCCAACTACAGCTACATGAAAGAAGTAGTGCAGAACCAGATTGTTGTTAGGCAATTCTTGAGAGAAGGTTAAATGAAGATGACCGAATATTATGTAGTTGAAGCATTACGTTGGGGTGATAGAGAAAATCACTCCTACATAGTCGGTGTTTATGATAACCTACATGATGCGTGTGAAGCATGTGTTGTTGAAGAGATGTGGCGTGGTGGTAAGTATGAATGCGTCATTAATGATTATACTAAAATAGGTATTGGCATCCAAGCACAGAAAGAAGAGTTGCTTAGTGAACGTGATGTAGCAGATTTTAACTTAGCAGTAATAAGTAGAGTTGACCAATATGTGGGTTTGTATGATACATAAGTGGTGGAGAATATGGGCGAAGAGTCTAGGTGAAAAGGTCGGAGAAACTGATACCCAAGCTAATACTGTTGCTGGCATTAGGACTGTGTGGTGGTGTACTCATATGGCGACTTGTATCTTTATCATCCTCAATGCTATAGCGAATCACGGGTGGGGTCTCATTGGATTATAGTACCAAGGGGTGGGTTCACCTACCCAATATAGTATCCCACTCTCGTTCCATATTCGAAAAAGTTATATGCATATAACAAAATGTTCTAAAAAAGGGGTTGTGCGATACATAGAGTGGTGGTATAATAGTACCCTATTGAGATGAGAGAGAAGATGATTATGAAAGACAGAATATTCAATTACGCCAAGACTGATGATACTCACGTGTTCTACTTCAATCGTGTTGCAGACCGCTTCACCAACAAGATGGATTGGTATGACAATGATAACGTTGACATGGTAGTTGTCGATGCAGCCAATACTTCACAAGAGACTGACAACATTTTCTCTTTCCTCTACCAAACGATACCAAACGATGAGTTATATGCTTATAACAAAATGTTCTAAAAATAAGTGAAATAAGTGTTGCATTCTTGTTCTAATAATGAGATAATAGTACCCTATTGAGATGAGAGAGAAAGTTATGATTAAATATGTATTGAGAAACGTTGTTAATGACCAGTTAATAAACTGTAAGATGTTCGACACTATGGTCGATGCCCTTAACTACAGACATACTTATCTTGAACGTGATGTTGCTTGGGTCGATCAGGTGGAGGTGAAGTAATGGAATTGTTAACTAATATACTAACTTGGTTGTTGGTAGTTATTTTTGCGGTGTTTTTGGTCAGTGGTTCTCTCGCTGCGATGTATGAAAGAGACGAAATTCGAAAAGGTATGCGTGAAGGTAAAAACGACTACTATGGTAATAAAATTGAAGAGGAAGATAAATAATGTTTAATCAATATACTTGTAATGTTGTGTACGGTTCTACTGGTGAACGTTCTATGTTCATGGGAATGGACTTGACTTGTGATATGAAAGTCTCTCACGCACTTGGTGAACGCCCTGTCGTTGACAAAGAGATCCAACTCGGTCGTGAAAAATATAAAGTTGGTGAACTTTTGAATTCCGCAATTGGTTTGAAGTATGACTTGATCCTCCGCATGATGATGCGTGACGGAACTATCGATTACGACACGGTTGTTCGTGTTGGTTATGTTGGTCGTCTCCGTGAAGTCTACGTTGTGAAAGACAAAGAAGCATACCGCATCTTTGGTAAGACTTACTATGGGTTGTATAACAATGATTAGTGGTGAGTTTCTTTTTTCTGATATTATTTCTCTTGCCATATTCTGTTTACTTATGGTAGTATGGTGGGAGGTAAAGGGGAAAGGAAATGACGAATAAAAAGAAACATGGATTGGGTAAGACCTCCAATCCTGTCGCTAAGTTCGCTAAACGTTTCAACAAGTCTGCGGTTATGGTTGACCGAAAGAAAGAAGAGAGACGTACCGGTGGACGTTGGAACCTTGATGATGATTTTTATGATAGTGCAAGTACGGTTGTATCAAATGTTATTGGTATGTACGAAGATGGATATACCACCATTCAAATCGCCACGGAATTAAAATTGCCCATTATTAATGTAGAGAATATCGTTTCTTGTGTTTGGGATTGTGAGGACTTTGATTAATGAATGTATTTCGATTAGATGATGATCCTGTGAAAGCTGCNCAGTTGATGTGTGACAAACATGTAGTCAAGATGGTTATCGAATATGGTCAACTACTGTCTACCGCACATCGTGTACTGGATGGTGAGTTGTATTTGGACAAGACCAAGAACGGTAGTAAAATCAAACGGTGGAGGGTTACAGAATCTGCACGTGAGGAGTTGTTGTACAAGGCATCTCATGTCAACCACCCATCTAACATCTGGTGTCGCGAGAACGATAAGAACTATCGTTGGTTATACAAACACTTCAAGGCCACTGCAAAGGAGTATGAACACCGGTATGGACGTGTTCATGCGACCTACGACAAACTATCCGGTATGTTATGGTTTGCGCCTAAGAACATCAAACAGACCGCCTATGAGTCAGTTATGCCACAGTGTATGCCTGACGAATGTAAAAGAGATAGTGTAGTTGACGGATACCGTACCTACTATGTACAGGAGAAAAAGTACTTTGCCAAATGGACAAAACGCGAGACACCAACTTGGTTTGTATCTCCTTAGAGTGATGTTAATATTTTGGTTGGCGTTTAGTGTAGACAATGAGGATGACCTATATGGAGTGATGTCGAGTATTCGTAGACTGAATGAATGTAAAAAAGTGGTAAATTTAACTTGACAGTGGTAAGGAAATGATATATAATGTCTAAACAAATGAGATATCTTAAACTCAGATCTGCGCAACAAAGATTACAGAGTCAAAGAAGATCACGAAGAATGCAAGTTCTGCATGAACAAGAAATTAATAAAATTGAAGGAGAAGACCCGTTATGTCCTACACGGAAAAGCAGTTCAAAGAAGACGTAGAAGTAACTAAACGTATTCTGAAAGACACTTATGTCAATAACATCATTTACGTCCAAGAACGTATTAAAGATGGTGCTGATGAAAGTGAGTTAAAAAACATCGAAGATCTTATCATTGCAAACGAACGATTAATCGTTTACTTTGATGAAGGTGATGATTGGGTAAAACAACTACATGAAGAGGCCTCAGGGTCAGGAGATGATAATGGAACAAGCAGTGAACGAACTAACACCGGAGATGATGAAGAAGCAGTCGCTCGAATTGAAGAAGCAAGGAATAGTTGATGCTTTGAAAGAGGGTATCGTGCACCTACAGTTCAAGAAGGTGAATGGTGATCTTCGTAATATGATTGGTACTTTGAGTTCCGAACATATTCCGTTAGACAAGGTACCCGAAGAAGGTAAGGAACGCAAGAGTAATGAAGAACTAGTTGTTCTATTCGATACCGAAGTGAATGACTGGAGATCTTTCCGTACTGAAAACCTTGTAGAATATCGGTGTGAAGCATGGTAGTAAAACGCAAACGTAAACCAATGTCTGATGCCCAACGTGCCGCTGCGAGTGAAAGACTCGCAAAAGCACGAGAGGCTCGTGGTCATGATGGTTCCAAATCTGTCCATCCTTTATTGTTGGATATGGATGAGGATAGTCCGATACATTGGAGAAAGGTTCGCGAGTGGGTTAAAGAAATAGGTGTGGAACTTCGATCCAAGAAGGCACAACGACTGTCGAAGGATTCTAAGGAAAGACATGAGTATCAGACACTAGAGGTATATCTCGGAAACCTGAAAAGGTATCTCGACTCTAGTATCTGGTTAGATGCACGTTATGGAAGACATCGAGAAGGTAAGATGGGTACTGTCGTTCATGCTATTGCATACTTTCCTAGTGGTCGTCCCAAGAGAGTTGTGGGATGGTTTTATAAAGATATCGGTGAATATACCGAGGAGATGAAAGAGAATGACGATAGAATTTACGGTACCGAATCTGAGTACCGAAGAGACGAACACAAGCGAAAACTTCATGAACAAGAAGAGGTTCTCGAAGATGGTGGAGAGGACGGTACGTAGTTCCGGACTTAACTATATGGACTCTATTGTTCATATGTGCGAGAAGAATAACATGGAAGTTGAAGATGTTAAGAAGTACTTGACGCCTTCAATTATAGATTGTCTTGAAACCGAGGCGATGAATTTGAACTTCCTAGAGAAAACTAATTCTCTGGATGTTTAAAATAACACTTGACTTATGTGTATAAATAGGTTAGAATACTATGGTACAATCAAGAAACATTTGAAAATACGCTGTGTAAAAAAACTGTAAATAAACTGAAAACGCTGAACATACTGGAGAAAACATATGTCTTTTGCAAACCTAAAAAGTCGTTCTACCGACATTTCTAAATTAGTATCTGCCGCTCAAGAAGCATCTGGTACTAACACCAAAACCAATAAGTACGATGACGAACGTAAGTGGAAACCAACCGTTGATGATAACGGCAATGGTTACGCAGTAGTCCGTTTCCTTCCTGCAATGGAAGGTCAAGATATGCCTTGGGTACGATATTGGGATCACGGATTCAAAGGCCCTCAAGGTCAATGGTACATCGAGAAATCGTTGACTACCATCGGTCAGAAGGATCCTGTATCCGAACTGAATTCACGTCTGTGGAACTCGGGTATCGAAGATGACAAAGAAACTGCACGTAAACAGAAGCGCCGTCTTCACTACGTGTCTAATATCCTTGTGGTAAACGATCCTGCAAACCCATCGAACAATGGTAAAGTATTTTACTATGAGTTTGGTAAGAAGATCTTTGACAAAATCATGGATCTGATGCAACCACAATTCCCTGGCGAGACTCCGGTCAATCCTTTCGACTTCTGGAATGGTGCTGACTTCGAACTGAAGATTCGTAATGTTGCGGGTTACCGTAACTATGATAAGTCGGAGTTCAAGTCCACTTCTGCATTGTATGAGTCGGACGAGACTAAACTCGAAGCCACTTATAATCAACAGTATGANTTGGGTGAGTTCGTAGATCCTGCTAACTTTAAAACCTATCAGGAATTAGAGTCACGTCTGGAATTGGTATTGGGTACTGCGGTAGGTGCTAACACCACTATCCGTAATGAAGCATTAACTCAGACTGCGGAAGCGAACGTTGGACGTTCTGCACCACAACCAGAGATTGTTTCTGCTCCTGCACCAACGGTAGGTGCTGTCGCGGAGGAAGATGACACACTATCTTACTTTGCGCAGATGGCACAGGAAGACTAGTAACACGGGGGGACGCAAGTCCCCCTTTTTTTATGCTACAGCATAAGTCCTATCATTATAATCAACTGTTGGTTGATTCTGTGTCATAATCGCAGCAGTACTTTGATTGTTGTTGGTAGTCACGTTCTGTGACGATGGTGCAACTACGGTAACTGCGTTTCTACCACTAGAACGTGCATTCTCTCTAGACATATTATCAACATCCATACCACGATTCTTTTTGATTGTTTCAATCTTTGCGAGTTTATTATCTGTGTTAGACAAGATGCGTTGTCCATATGCGCCGGACTCTTCTAGATCCATACCCTTGTACTTACCAGTAGACTTGATCTTTCGCAGTTTCTCTTCGTCTCTGAGCAATCTTTCTTCGGCACGGAGATCCATGTCTGCCTTTGCTTTGGCACGTTTCTCTGCTTTGGTCTTCTGTTTGGCGATGTATGCAGGATCGTCTTGATCTTTAATGAATGCCATAGTCTCTGCGTCAACTGGTTTCTTAGGATTAGTCTCTGCTTTGGCAACCGTCTTCATTACTTTAATTGTCTCGGCATCCACTTCTTGGGTTGATGCAGCTGCCGCAGTTGGTGTTGCTACAGGTGTTGTCTCTGGCGCGACTGGTACTTCTTCATCCGAAGAGAATGGATTCAACTTACCAAAGAATCCAGTAACCATATCTATACTAGGTAACTTACCTTTGATCCACTCAATAGCATCATCGATCAATCCAGAAAGCATGGCACCTATGTCCTTAACAGATTCCATGAAGTCGAATCCTTCCCACCATGCTTTGGCGGCATCCATCATCTCACCTAGTTTTTCTCCCGGCCGCCTGATGAAGTCTTCGATTTCAACCATAATAGAGGAGAACATTTCTTCGAATGTAAACGAGTCTAAGAATGCTGATATCTTATCACCCCCTAACATACCTACTACCCAAGAGAGACCGTCTTTAAGAATATCCACCACACTAAAGATGGCGGCATTAAATCCCGCAGTAAGGAATGACATCACACCACCAATTATGTCACCTAACTTAAACTTGTCTATTGATGCCTTGATTCCTGCATAGAGACCAATAGCAATAGTTAAAGGCCAACCTAAAATTTTACCAAGTGCAGTGAATGCTCTGAATAATGAGGGAGCAATTGCTTTCATCTTCGTAATGACACCACCCATCTTACTAGTGGTATCCTTTAGTGTTTTACTTGTATCGCTTGCACCAAATAGTGCAGTCTTTGCTTTACTGAATGCATCACCAATTGCTTTGAATGGTTTCATAATGGCATCTTTCAATGCAGTTATCTTACCACCAATCATAGCGAAGAACCCAGTAACCGCTGTCTTAATTTTCCCAAACTGTGCTACAATCTTGGATGACTTAAAAGAATCCTTCAAATTTTCCACTGTCGTAAGGATTCCAAGGGCAATTCCTTTGACTGGTTTCATAATGGCATCTTTGAATGCAGTTATCTTGCCGCCAATCTTAGTGAAGAACCCACCAATGCTAGTGAAGAACCCAGTAACCGCTGTCCTAATGCTGAGTAATTTCTTTACGAACGAATTTGTATTGACAACTGCTTTACCGTCTACACCTAACTTGAATGAATTTAGAAATTTAGTGAACTTGGGGAATGCAAATTTCTCGGAGAACCATGCCGATAAAGATCCTTTTAACTTATTAAATCCCTCCGTCATTTTCTTCATAACGTTTGAACCGAGTGCCTTATCAATTCCCAGTCTAATAACGCTACCTAGCGAGGTGATTATTTTCTTCATTGTGTTTCCGAAGAAATTAAAAGTACCCTTTACCACCTTACCGAGATCTTTGATGACACCGAACCATCCTTGAACAAGACCATTAACAAAACCTGCGAAAGCAATACCAATTGTCGCAAGAGAACCAAGACCACTAAAGGCACCCTCTATCTCTGGTGTTGCACCACCAGAAGGTGCAGGTGTTGCACCCCCTGACTTCTTATTACCATCACGCCTTGCTTCTTCGTTGTCACCGCGAGAACCTCTGAACTCTGCCAGAACTTCTTTCATAGTCTTATGTAACGAGGCATCATTGCGCAGACCTTCTGATCCTTGCTTTATAATCTGCTCGTTCTGCTGACCATTCGTGGATTGCAACGAATTGATTGCATTCTCTAGGGCATATGGTTTGTTTTCTGGCATTGCATCTTATCCATTTTGTTGTTCTTGTTTAATTCGGTCATTCTCTTCCTTCACATAATCAACTAACATACTAACGTATATCTCCCTTTCCCACGGCATCATTGTCTCTATTTCTGCTAGACTATAATTATGATGTTGCATCAACGAAAAGTTAGTCTTATAATGATTGACTAAGTTATCGTGAGAAAGGTTTAGGATAAAAAATCCTGCATCCCCTTCAATACCACCGTGTTAGTCTCTCCGCAACTTTCGCAAGCAAACCTTTCGGTGTGCATTAGGGCTGGCATTGCTTCGAGGTAGTCACCAACTTTCTTAAACTGTTCTTGTGTCATTGACTCGATGAACTCTAGCACTTCGGCATGGGTTGCATCTTTAGTGTCGGTTCGTTCGTCTTCGGTTAGGATCGCGGCAATGGAGTTGGCAACTAAACCAAATCCTACCTCTATCTGATTACCTTCAAAGTTTGTATTCTTTACTTGATTATACTTCGGATATGTCATCTCCAAACTAATATCATCTGTTAACTGTATGATGTTACTGACACCTTCGGGAACAATAACCTTGATAGACGATATATCAATAGGTCGTTCGTTCTGATGTTCGCATTCAGTACACTTCAATAAGATTGTTGATGATTCGCCTACTGACTTTGATCTGACTTGAGTAAACATATACTCAATATCAAATGTTGTTAAGTCTCCCTCATCAATGTCTTCGTATACACACGCAAGTAGAGTATCGACTACTGCGCCTAACGTTTGTTTCTGATCACCTGTCTCGAATGCTATCATCAATACCTTCTCTTCCTTTACTAAGTAAGGGCGGTACTTGATCTTCTGTCCTGATGATGGTATAATCAATTCATACTTTGGTGTTGCGTTTAGTTTTGGTAATGCCATAATATTCTCCAATAATTAACCAAATAATTTTGCAAAGACTCCGCTTATCGCACCACGTGCAATATCTTCGCCTTCTTTAGTGTAGTCACCGACCACACTTTCCCAATCAGTGTACGACAATTGTACACTCAATTCCATCACACCTTCTTCACCATTTCCCAATGTTTGATCGGTCAATGTTGTTGGAAAACACTCCAACAGGTTGCATGTGTATGTAGTCTTCATAGAAAAAGAACCACCTAGATCTAGTTCACCTTGCGAGAGGTCAAATGGCCCCACTTTCGGTAATCTGTTTCTTAGGAACGATGGTACCTTATCTACAAATCCCAATTGTTTCTTAATAAGACTTAATCTCAGACCTCTCTCCAAGGTCGAAACCTTAACATCCCGCACATATTCATCGAAGTACCCAATCTCTCGGGTAACAGGATCATGTGCTAACGCTTGCCATGCTTCGAAGTACTGACGAACCACGTGGTTATTTGCCACAAGGAATGTCATGGATATATCAGTAGTTGCATAACCATTTGCGATCTTGCGCATGGTCGTACCCATCTGATAATCAACAGAGGTTATCTGTCTGCCCGGCAATGAAGCAACTGTACAGAATAGATTTAATTCTCTTGCATCTACCGAGAAGTTTGGTAGTTGAGGTAATTGCACCATGAACTGGTTTGCTTTCGCAAGTCCACCCGAACCACCTATTTGACCCTTTAGGTCTTCTATCGAAAATCCTGCACTCATCGTATCATCTGCCTACTATCGTAATGAACCTTGTAACTGTTTCGTTTACGGAATTGTGCGGTCGGTAGAAAGATTGCAATCTCCCACTCAGGTGCAGGTACTTCCGCAAAACGACTAGTGACCTGAGAGTTCAAATAATGTTTTACACATGGTTTGAAGTATCTCAGGTTCGAAGATTTCTTTAACATTCGGTATGTCAATGAAAACTTTGCATCGTCTGTCAACTTACTACCTTGGATGTCCATGAGGTTGGCAAAGAATTGCATCCTCAACTTGGGTGGAAGGTAGTGTAGATTCAATCCTAAGAATCCGCCCTTCGCAGGCCCAATGACAATCACCAATGGAAATTCATCATAGTATGGTAGTTTGTCTTTATGTTTAGGATCATAGGTAAACATGAACATACCACCAATGATCTGTTTAGATCTTGCCTTGAGAGGTTCTTCCTTCATCAAAGCTTCACGGTTGATACTACGCATGTTCTGTGCTTTCTTCAGAAACCAAGCACGACTTTCATCGGTGCGTGGTTTAATACCCGCACGGAATGCTTGTCGTTCTAATCTGTTAAAAATTTCAGACATGTGTCTTCCTGTTAAAATCCATGTCTTTATTTATATGTTTTCCCATGAACCCCCCAATCTTTTTCTCTGAGTATAAAGTCGGGTTTGACGAAATCTATAAACTTAGATATAGGGTCTGTGGTGAGATTCCACTCAAGGAAGTTTGCATACTTCTTGTTTGCAAAAAAAGAACGGACGGTATCTTCATGTTCCTCTCTATCATTACGGAACCATTCCAACATCTCATCGTGTTCGAGGTCATGATATTCGCAACAACGTCTCATGTAGTCACCGTCTTTGTGTCTACGTTTACTGTCCAACCATGCTTCCATCTCGCGAGTCTGCAATATGAAATAAGAATCTGGATGTTCGTTGTAGATCCTCTGGAACCACTTGACACCATCTACCCACGCATATTCACGATGGAAAAACAAATCACTGTATACTTGTGCATGATCAATAGAACTCATCACATATTTGTTTTCGTCAACATTCTGTCCCATCTGTTGTGCGAGCATCAATGGTTCCCTAGTCACTGCATCCATACAGGAATAGTGCCATGACCTATATCCTGATGATTTGAACAACTCGTGGAATGACGTGGTTGCAATCTTGTTCATTCCTATAAAATATACTTTCTTGTTAATCACTTCTTTCTCTTATACGGTTTCATTTTCTTCAATGGTTTAATTGGTTTCTTTCCTAATGGTTTGGGTAGTATCCCCATAGCCCTTAGTTTATGTTCGTCCCATATTTCAAAGTGCCATCCTCTATCCGCAACGTACTTCTCGGTTGCTGTCCACTTACTTATATTCTTAATATATGTCAGTGTTTCGTTGAGTACCTGTCTCCGAGGTCTTCCTTGTCCGGACTTAGGTTTGACAGTTTCTTTGTGTGGTTTGACTTCGATCAGTACAGTGCGTCCATCCTTATACTTGACCATGAAGTCCATGAAATAACGATGGGGACGCTTGTCAGTCTCGCAAATGTATGGTATAATAACCTCTTCACTTACCCAACCAACCACATTGGGATTGTCGTCACACCATATCATGACAGCCTTTTCCCATCCCGAACGATACACCACATTCTTGGGATCACCAAGATACTTGGATTCATTCCGGATTTTGTATTTTCCTTTGTAAGTTTTCATATAAATAGTTTTAAAGTTTTAAAGATTTTAACCTATTTATGGATCGGATAAATGCCTGATAATATATATGACGTAAAGGTCGGAGATAAACTCACTCCGGAACAGATTAGACTTGCCGCTGGTGGTGGTGCAAAACAACAACCACCGGCAGTACCAGTCGGAGAAACTGTGG